TAAAGCCACTACCCACATTGACTGTAATTTCTTTCCCGTCGTCAACTCCATGACAAACAAGTGCTCCAAGTCTTCCCAAGTTTCTACCAGTACCTTCTTCAACACCTACGACCTCCAAGTCTACAGTAATAGTGGGCTTCCACTTCATCCAGTCTGTGCTACGCTTGCACAGATAAGGGGCATTCAGTTCTTTAATCATAATGCCTTCAAACCCTGCGTTAACATTGTCTTTGGCATAGCGTTCAAGTTGATCTTTACCTTCAAACGTATCTAAGTCAACGTTAATGTGAGGCAGTAGTTCAACATTAGGCATGTTCTCAATGACACCACGCATTGATTCTAGTAAGCCGATACGCTTTTTCAGTTGTGCGTTCCAATGTCCCCGACGAAAATCTTGCAATGGGATAACATCAAAGATATTAAACACACTGTCTTCGGCTTGTACGTCTGTCTTACGTCTTGCTTGACGCATCAATTCTTGAAAACTGTTACCAATTACCTCACCGTCAAGTACAAAGCCCTCTGTCAATGCACGAGGTTCATGCTCTGCTTTGCCGGTAGCCCGCACAATTTTAAGATGGTTGTCTTGAATTTGATTTTCAATATGAGTAAAGTTTTCAAATATTTTACCATTTCGACTATAACTGGTAACAGTAACATCACCAAAGTCATTGGGAATGACAACCATCAATACACGAACACCGTCTAGTTTAGGTTCAAGACGTTTGATGCCCTTCATTTCAGGCCTTCCCTCACTATTAGTTGCAAGTTGACAACCAAAGATAGGGATTTCGTAATCTGTCTTCTTACAGATTTTGTTGATAGTAGTTGATGAAATGCCAGCCCGCATATCTCTACGTAGTACGGGAGCAAGGAATGTATTCCATTCAATAGAATCAAAACGTTCTGCCATTTCTTGAATAGCATCACGTGCGGCATGACCAGTCAATCTACGCTGACTAAGTTGTAACATCAATTCATTGAATTCAGTCCAAGGGTTTTCGGCATCAACAATACCAATCGTATCGGGAATCTGCTTGACACCGAATGTCACATATGGATTATAACAGGCTTTGAGAAAGCCTAGAAATACTTGACTGTTTGTGCTACCGAGGACACTTGCCTCTAATGCTTGTTTAAGTACATCTTCTTTGTGAAGGCGACTATCGCTTTCATTAAGTTTGTTAATCCAACTTGCTGACATTATTTGTTATCTCCAAAAGGCCAAGATGATGTTGCCTCAAACGGGGGACGGGGCTTGAGTTCAATATCTGTTTCTATAACACTATTATACTCGTCCTCGTCAACAATGTCAACCGTAAAGGGCCCTAAAATAGTAATCTCAACATAGTCAACTAGCCAATCATGTTCGCCATCGTAGAGCCAACCTGCACCACCTTCTTCCCATGCATCTTCGATTTGTTGTTTTTCTTCCTCATCAAATGAATCGTCAAACTCAAAATCTACTGCGCATAGATCATCTAGTTCAGTACCCCAACCAAGACTACCATCTACAATGTGATACTTGTCATCGCTAAATGGAAGTTCGGATTTGTCTTCAACAAAGCCCTGACCCCAACGATAGAGTTCGGTAACAGACCAACTACGAATTTCTCCGTCTTTGTCACTGTATACATCATAGAGTACTTCTACTGACTTTTTGTCTGTAGGACGAATACGATAAATTTGTTTCATGCGTCTACCTCTTTTACTTTCTCATTTTTTAGTATTGCAAACAACCTACGATTACGCACAAGTTGTTCCTTATCCTCACGTTTTTTAGAATTGGAAACTTTGAGCATTTCATCATATTGGCGAGACCATTCAATACCACGTAGCCAATACTCAAGTTCTTCCAATGTTCCAACAAACAATTCAGCATCGCGGCTATAGATAGGTAGACTATCAATATCTTTGGGCTTTAGAGCAACCATGTCACCAAACTCAGTTTCCAAACGATGTTTCACATGACATAACATGAAACCTAAATTCGAACACCTTTCTTCAAGTCTACGAATCTTTAGTATTGTATTATAGCCGGTCATAATTGTCTCACTTGTATTCGTATGCGTCCCAAACAAGGAACAACCCAATAACGGTCCAAATTACTGCCATGCCTATTTGATCCGTTAGATAATAATTCAATGCGGCAAGCAAGTTAAGACCGCCGATTGTATAGCCAACTGGCTTGCGATTTCGCATCAACCATTCAAAAAATTTACGCATAATATACTCCTGTTATTTGGTTGCTTGTTCTTGTACAGTATTTTTAATTTTATCTACACCGTTGTCTAGCATTTTTGCAATACCACTAAAGCCTGCTGTGGCAACAACAATGCCAACAATAATACCTGAAATAAAATTAAACATGATTAACCTTTGTGTGAGAAAGTTGAGTAGCATCATCGCGGTGTGCCTTAACCTTGCCAGTAACAGTAATGTTATTGCCACGCTCAACACGTTCACGATATGAAAAGAAAACTGCCTTGTTGTCATTGGTCAAACCAGTGACAAAAAATACGTTATAGTTTTGCGAATAGGTACATTTGACAACTTCAATGTCAAGAGTTACCTTGCTACCAACACTGCCAATATGTCCGTTAGCATCACGCACACGTGCATTTGCATCATCATATGACTTAGCACGAACATAGCAAGAAGGAAGTGAGGCAATCACGGCAATGTCATAATTAGAATCGATAACGTCACGATTGGCAATAAGCATTGCCGTGTTATCAAAATCGCTGAGGCGAATACCCTGCAAAATCTTAAAAGTGAAACCCTTGTAATAAGTGCGAATCAGTTCGCCCTGCTCACGGTCACTGTCAGTGATAAGATCAGTGTTAGCAAGAAAGTTATTCATGATGGCACGATTTGTTTCAGTGATATATTCATTGTTTTCATCAGCGGACGAAACCTTGATATAAGCACCGTTGATACGTTGTGCGGCGCAGGCAGCACCCCAAACATCATTTGCATTTAGATTAAGAGCGGGTTGACGATTGTAACGAGCCATTTGCAAGTCCTTTATCTCAGTGTTTATATATGTATTGTAACACCGTTTTGATTAAAAGTCAACCTTTTTTATCCAATTTTACGTTCCACCCACTGCAATCTTTTTCTACATATTTGGCTAATAGTTTGTTATTAGCATCTAACCGATCCCATATTTGATTGCGTAAATTTTGAAGTTCTTTGTTTGTGGGATATTTATTGTACAACTTTTTACACAATGACATAATTTTTAACCTATATACATTTGGATGAGATTCGTTGTATGAATGGTTATCTAATATATCATCAAAAAGGTCAAACCCTAAACTTCTCATACGTTCAGTATATCCTTTACCTGAAACAAAAATAGGAATTTGGTGCCAAGCAAAGGGTTTAAGTCCTTTTTCTGTTATTCTAATTTCATCATAATCTGGTTCATTAGTTTCTAACACTATGTTGAACATTGCTGTAAAAATTTTGTCAGTTGGTGGTTTCTGAGCAAAATCAATCAACGGATCATTAACATCTATACATAATGGTATTTGGTAAGGTTTTAAAATAGATTGTATTGTGCTATCAGCAACATCATCCAATCCAAAACTTACTAAACTACTATCACCAAAAAAATCTAAAATGTCTTTAATGTATAAGGCTCTGTTTATCGATGACCTTCTTGCTAGAGATACAAAGTGATAGTTTATTTCTACATTTTTCCAGTTGTTATTAATAACTTGTAAATCAGTATACCAGTGATATAAATTGCAAACTCCTGAAGTATAATCTAAAGTTACCTCATATTCCTTAAGTGCATTTTTAGGGTCAACATTTAAAATTATTTTAGCATCAGTTGCCTTTAATTTTTTTAAAATAGCAATACTTAGATTAACTGAGAATAATCCTTCACCTGTACCATCTAATATCAGAGGTTGATCGTTAATATTAATTTTATTACAAATAGCATTTACTCTATCGTCAAAGGACATTGACGGTGAGTCCTTAGTAAGATTTAAGGATTCAACTACTAGATGTATCATTATTTTCTACCTCTACCCAATGTGAATACATTGCAATACGTTTTAAATTAGTATTTAAAAAGTTTACATCAAGCCATTCAACCCCATGTGATAATGATGCACTATGTATAACACATGAATTAGGATCACATTTAAAAGAGTGGATAGGGTTATTTTCACTTTCTCCTACTTTTAAACTTCCACCGAATACATTATCCCATTCTTTGTGCAAATAAAAAACAACCACGTACCTATTAGGTAATGAAAAATTAAATGGATCTGTACTAAATTGTTTTTGGTGAGTGTGCCAATCAGTATTCCTACTATCTTTGTGCCAACAAAATCCAGTCAGTCTGACTTCTTTATTAAGATGGTCATGTAGTATTTTTTCTATGGCAGAGAAAACTTTATGAAAAACTGTATTATCAAATTTGTTGCTAGTTGCGCAGTCTACCGCTATTCCATTAATGTTGTACTTAGCAAGGGAATTTGCAATTTTAGAAAAACTAGGTGCATCAATAACATTGGTGCAATGCAACAATAAATGATCACTTGCATTGATTTGTTGAATATCCATATGATATTTATCAAGAAAAGGAGTCAAGCCTTTTTATCCGACTTATCACTTTTTTCTTGTCTGTATCGGACATGCGAGTCCAAAATTCAATTTCTTTAAGTGTGCGTTTACACCCGACACACAACCGGGTAATAGCATCTACCTTACAAAGACCAATGCACGGTGATTTTATCACCTATTGAAAAATCCACAATGCAAGTATAATCAGTAAAAACAATATAATGCGACCAGTGAAAGTTGCAAGAATAAATTCTAATATTTTCATATTAAGCAACCTTTTTTAGATAGTTAACCATATAATCACAAGAAGTAGTAAAAAGATACCTATAAAGAATAATGCAGACTTAAGATCAATGTTTGGCTTAAGATACATGGGACAGCGACCTTGTTGGTAGTCACAGTATTCAATAGGGATGTTGTCACTATCTAATTTCTTCCTGCAACCGTGTACAGGACATTTGACTATATCATTCATATTAATATTAAGCAACTTTTTCTCTAAGTTCATCGAGGATGATTCCGCAGACACTTTCTCGGTCAACACTGTCACCACAAAAATTGTCTTCAACTCGGGCCCAATGCATTGCAGTAGCAAGAATCACCTCAGGGCGGGTTGCATTAATTTCTGGGTACAAGTCACTGTCACTACCATAGAAAGATAGAACGTAATCGTAAAAGGCTTTTGTTTCATTAATAGTCATTCTAAATTCCTTTTCAAAAATTAAACAGTACGCTCAAATTCAAACTTGCGACCATTCTTGTAAAGATAGCCAACTACTTCACCTGGTGCCCGACTGTCATGGAAGTATTCCATAGTAGGGCTAGTGCGAAACACAGTCATCTTGCCTTCACGGTCAAAATCATGATCTTTAGGATTACCCCAAGTCACCAGTACAAGATTGGGATTAGCATCACGGGCACGTTCAGCCATAGAATGCATACGTGCAGTATGTCGATTGTATGCCGCATTACCGTTATAAAATTCTTTATAAGCATATGCAGTGACTCCGATATCAATCGGTGCACCGATATCCTTGTCAATTGCTTTGACAGTGTTCTTCCGAAGTGTATAAACGTAAATACCCATTTTACTATCTCCTTGCTATATACACACTATATCAACATACGTAGCCAATGTCAACCGAAAAGTTATGCGGCTGACAACATGCTTGCAGGGACACGCCAGTTAGTGCCGAACATGCTAGAAGGATTCTGTTCACGTACAATAATAAATTTGCGATTGACCTTCTCAACGGTACCGATCACAATACCACCTGAGCGGCTGTTAGTAAACTTGACCTTCGAACCCTTAACGAGGGTAAACTTGTTCTTATTTGCAAGTTGCGCACGGGCAAACTTGATAGCATCACCGATTGAATTTAGTTCATCATTAGTGAACGAACCAGCGATAATAGAACGATTGATTTCAGAAATATTCATGTCAAACTCCGTTTTCTCAGTTTATAATTTACTATATACCCAAAAAGTTTCAATGTCAACCATTATTATCCATGCAGTAAGTAGAAATAATCCACTTAGCACGATTGATTGCCTGACGGGCATCCTCTGCCCGCATATAATCGACTTCACCGTATTCGGTAGAAATCATTTCCTGACTGTCACTAAGGATGCTCATAGCCATCATGCCTGCACCACTGAAACGAAACGTCATGCTCTTTTCTACTGCTTCACGCATGCCTGCTTCGGTAACGCCATACATACGAACTTCACGCTTTTCTTGTTCGTTCAAAGTAATCATCTCACCCAATGTATCGTATCGTAAACCCATTTTGTTTCTCCGTTTTCTTAGTGTCAATACATGTATTGTACGCCCAAAACGATTAAATGTCAAGTCCTTTTTCTAGGAAAATTGATTATTTTTGCAGATTTTTGGCTGTGTAAGTTGTTGATTTGTTTAGGTAAATTCTCAAGTAATTCCATAACGTAATTTTGTCGGTCAGAAGGCTGGTTCATGTACCAATTTCTTAGTCCATCTGGACCCTCACTTTGTAAGATTTCTGCAAGGAACTTGTAATTTGAAAGGTCACGATCATTCATAGATTCAATTATAGTGGATTATAGAATAAATGTCAACTGCCTGTATACCAGTATTTCACAATCTTTTCGGCAGGCTTACCACGAATAGATTGTGAAACATTGGGAAACCCCTCATAGCCTGGCTTGAGTGAGTCACTGTGCCAATATGATGTATGAAAGTTTACTCCAATTACATTAAACTCTCTTTGTGCAACCACTGCCCTTAAGATACCTTCGATGCCAATTGATTGAACACTAAAGTCGGTGATGTAAGTATCTTGTATGCATGGTGTAGTGCTTCCAGTTACAGTAGTTCCCGGCACACAGAAGCCATCTTCTTTCCATCCAGTGACCCAATAGTCATCCCTACTCTGCACTTGAATTTCAAAATACACTGGGATATTTTTTGTAGAAGGACTTGATCCACATCTAAACGAGTCATGAGGAGGAACACATTTGTATTCTAAGTAATGACTATAGATTTCTTTTAATATTACATCTTTAATTAACTCAGGTGATAAGTTGACATTCTCATTTTTTGTAAGAATGCCACCTCCCAAACTAAAATGTAATGCATCTACTTTATCTACAATGCGTGGGTCGCCTACTGGACGCATGTCTTGTCCATATGTAATTTTTCCTGAGTAGTTTGCACGAACATCATCAATGATCTTTGATATTTTAGTAACATAAATTTCACGTAGTATTGGATCATGTAAGTTACCAATGTTCATTGCATTCCAATCTGCGGCAAGTCCAGATATGCCGATACGTTGTGCAACTTTTGCAGTGTCAATCATTTGCTGATGATGCGAATCCATAATGGTATTCAATTGATTAACACTGATGTGATCACCCAATGACAATAAATGTTTATTGTTTACGTCACTAGGAGTAAATTGCCAAGCAAAATAAACTTGTAGATTTCTTTTCTTTGCTTCTTGAACAATAAACTCTACAATATATTCAGGGATATGATATGTATTTTTTTGCATTGTCATAACTTTAGCATCTACGCTATCCCAATAACCAAAGTTATAAATCCAAAACATCGTTGCACCACTAGATTGAATATTGTCTAGTGCTTGTGTATACATTAACTTTACGTATTCATCTTTGGTACACTTGATAGTACCTTTAGCATTGTCATAAATCCAACCAGGATAATAATCTTTGAAACTAATGCCACGCTGAAACGTAACCGGCAATCTTTGTTGTGGAGTAGGTGTGGGTCTGTACCCATTGTATATTGCAGGATACTCGCTGGTATGAGGGTTGGTACAAGTAGGTGTTGTTGCAGTACTAGCCGGAGCAGGTGCGGCGAAAGGTTGTACAGTAACAACTGGGTTAGAAGGACTTGATCCACCGCCACCGCAGGCAGTTAAAACAAGGGCTAATAGTATGCAACAATATTTTTTCATCTTAATATAGTAGCATACTTAAGATTAAATGTCAAATAGGAAATGCCCGCGAACGGGCATTTCGGGTAAACTCAACTGTAAGTGATTACTTTTTTGCGGGGTTATTCACAAACTCGTACATCTTCTGTGCAGTTTCGAGGATTTTCTCTAGACCAGGAAACTCGGGCATGTTAACTGTACTAACAAGTTGACCTGTTTTCTCATCACGTTTGGCACTCATTTCCCAACCATGAAATTTCATTTGATATTCCTGACCAACAAGGTCTTTAGCCATTGCTAAGATATCACTGCGAATTTCATAGCCGTTCTTGTTGAATTTCACTTCTGGTAGTTTTGGTGTGTTTTCGTTCATAATAACATCCTTTAATATATTTAATATTTTACTTATTTTCTTTTGATTTGTCAACTGGTTTGTTGAACTTTTCTGGGTAGTTTAACCTTTCCCATTCTTCGTCTGTGTAAGGCCACCATTGTGTCATGGATGTACTTCCCAACCTTCTCTTGCCCATCGCATAAGAGTAATTAATGCATCTAGGTATATCATTTATATATCTCCATAGAAGCCTTATAGTTACCTGCTCTAGCAAGTGATGCAGCCGTTCTAATTTGGCTGATAGTCTCAAGTAAAGAAAATAGTTTTTTTAAAAATTTCATAGATTCCTTTAAAGTTAAATTGTTACGATACCATATAACAAACCAAAAGAGAACATTAAAACTAGAATGTGCCCAAGTTGGCTCGCTATGGCTGCTTTGGTATGAAGCGGCAAATTACTTTCCCTTCTTTACGAATGTATTAGAAACTGCATCTTGCATAGTTTTTGCCATATCACTGTAAAATGACTTGTCAGCAAAAATGCTAGTAATAGCAGTTGCAGTAGTGAAGCCTGTTTCAACAGCCTTCTTGGTGTATTCAGTTTGGGAATCTACGAATTGATTGAGTGATTTTGCAAGACCTTCGTGCTTAACGAAAGTGTCAACTGCAATTTTTTTGGATGTTTGAACCGCATCAATGGCGGTGTTTGCGAAAGTTGTGAACATAATTTTCTCCTGTGTGTATAATGTGTTCTGTAGTAAACTACAATAATATTTAGTCCTTACTTAGAACTTTAAATGAAAAAGTGGGCAATTACGCCCACTTTTCTTTGTACTTCATCAAAGCAATATGCCTTGCTAACCATAATCTAAATTTAATATGATCAGATAAATCTTTATCATCATCAATTGTGATTATTTTTGGTCTTTGATAACTACGATGTAAGTCTAATATAACTACATCGTATTCATCATTGTAGTCAATATTACTTGGCTGCGGTCGCGGCTTTTTTATCAGCAGGCTTTGCTGAACCCTTTTCGTCTTTGGCAGGGGCACTTTTAGCGGCTTCTGCTTTAGCGGGTGCAGGTGCTGTAGCAGGTGCTGTTGCTGAGGGTGTAGCAGGTTTGGCTTCTTCCTTCTTAGCGGGTGCTTGAGCAAAAGCGGCTGTTGCAAACAATGTTGCGATTAGAGTTGTGACTAATTTCATGATAAGTTTCCTTTTTAAAAGCACAGAACGAAATTGTTACTGTGTACATATATAACGCCTTAGCCCACGATTACGTTGACAGTCGTTTACCCGTTTTAAAAAGATTTTTATTAACGTCCTCTGGCGGTTCTTCGAATGATATTATTTCCACCAAACCCTTTAGATGGTTTTGGTCCTTTGGTATTGTTAAAATTTTGATTAAATTGTTTTGCTTTTTTGTCAGCGAGAACTTTAGCAAGGGGGTTTGGTTTCTTTTCAATATCTTTGTCCATGTTATACTCCGTTAAATGAATCTAGGTATTCTCTTAGTGTTCCATATAGTGTTAGCATCATTGCTATTTTATTGTCGTATATACGAATACTAGGACTTTTCTTTTCAACTTTATTTACTGCAATATAATATGGGCATTTAATTTTCTTAGATAACTCTTGTACAAATGCCTCAGGTGATTTTGTTTTGTCTTTTGATAAACCTAATGGGAAATCATAGTAGGTTATGTTGGCAAGTTCAAACGCTTTAGCACCCTCATCAGAAAGTCTTAGACCGAATCCTGTTCTTCCAGTTAACCACCAACGAAATAGCAAGGTATCAAGTGCTAAGTCCTTCCATGGGTTATCAGCACTATCTGGTATCTCAGAAAGTACTAACTGTGTTACTTGTTCTTTTGATTTAGGATAGGTCATCGGGATAGACACATCTTCCCGAATTCATAAACACAACAGTGAATTTGTCAGTTTTAAATTGTGCGTTTAGTTTACGGCACAAATTACGTGCATGACCCGGGTTACTGAAACTAGTCTTCTTATATTTAGGAGCAACATCATTAGCCAAGTAGTGAGAAGACTTTAAATTGATAGGCTGGTCATCATAGAAAACAGCCCAAATGCCAGATGCTTCTACGATCTGGTCACACTTGTATGTGTTCTTATCAACGTACTCTAATAGTACTTTTGGTTGTGTCCTACTCATTTAAATGATCCGCCTTTTACCTGTATTTCAATTATCTCTTCTTTTTTCTCATCCTGTGCTGTTACGCTATACTCGTACAAATCCGATAGCAACTTAGCGATTTCATCACGCAAACCTCTGGCGTCAGTAATCGGCAAAACTACGTCTTTAGACTGCTTTGCTTCGGTGATTGACACCTTATCCATGAATCGCTTAATATGGATCATCTTAGATATTTATCAAGTTTTCTACCTCTGATTCCGTTTTAAACGGACCTTGATAGGGGTAACGCTGAATAAAGATATATTTGGGGCAAAAAATCGATTGCCTTACACCATTTTGATCAATCAAGAACCATCCTGCGGCATGAAGACACTTAGACTTTTTAGTCTTTGTGTATAGATGTAATCCACGCTTTACGTCAAACATAGAGTTATATGTACGTGCAGTTGTAGGATATTCAGGATAAGGAAGTGAAGGTTTAGAATTATTTGACTTGATGGGCTCAAATCGAATATGTGCCTTCTTTTTAATATCTGTAGTGTTTTTAAACTGCAATGAATTGCCGTTTAATTGTAGACCGTAGCCAGCGTTGTTGGCTGCGATATTACCTACTTTCTTTTCTCCGTCTGTTACGATCCAAAATTGATCTTTAACGATTGGCTTTGCGATTAGTTCTGACATATATTTCATTTCTCTGTTAACATTAGGAACAAGTCCTTTTTGTGTTTTGGTTCCCATAAACTACCTTCGGGGCCGCAGACACCACTGCGTAATCTTGATCCAGCACAATTTTCATAATGCCTTTTAACTTTTGCAGGTCCATCCACTACGTGAAATTCTTCTTCATCAGTTTTGTATGCTTTCTTGCATTTATAGGCATACCTACTTGGCTTGAAAGAAAAACCTAATAGTGCAACAATTCTTTCATTGAACGGCACAAAAGAATGCTTGCATTTGGTACAAAGAAGTTTATTAGTCTCGCTCAACATTTCACCAATTTAGCAAGTAAATGTTGAGCAAGACTTAGATCCTTCTCAGCCTCGTGATCGTTAATTTCTAATAGAACCATTTCACGTAGTACCAATGCATCAAATGCAGTGTTCTCATCAAGTGTGTCAAACCAATCATCCCATGCTTCTGTGCTATCAAGCGACCACATTGTGTCGAGGATATTGACTTGTCGAGCATTTAAACCCGTTAGTGTAACTTTATATTCACCGTAACTCATTTTTCAAATTCCTCCCAAAATAGTTCATTGTCTTTAACATACGCAACTGGCTTTAACCAACCTTTATTTAAACACTCTCTTATTATCATAATATACTCTCTCGGACATGATTTGTCAATCTCTAATCCTGCTCTAGGAGATATAATATACCCGTCTTGCAACATGAAATCAGAATCATTCATATTGATAGTACGTATCTTTGACCTATAACTAGTATCAAAACTCATTTGACAGTCTCCCAAAAGAACACTTGCACCAGTCTAGCAGACTCATCAGTACTACCAAACAATGGACCAATACCATGAAACATATGACCGGGATAAATTATAAGTCGATTCCATGTAACGTATGATACTAATTCACGTTGCCAATAACTGATATCTTTATCTTCACCATTTGCAACCATGCGCTTATATTCGTCTTTTGATGTTAGAACACGTTCATTAGAAGGCTTATGCTTATAAAAAATAGTACCTTCGGTATCAATTACATCAGGATTCAAATAAACAACACCTGCATATAATGGGAAATTATTTAGTGAATCGTCAGCATGTACTAAATTATTTGAAGTATCCGTTACCTTGCTGATTCGAAACTTGCCACTATCTTTCCCTAGATGTTGAATAACATTACGCTTTAACATCTTGCTTACGTTTAAATCAAGACCAGGAACAAGATA